CTCACGAGCGTATCCAACAGAAAAGCGGATGCGAGCATTGTCACCTACAACAGCAATGATGTTGTAAGCAATGTTCGTTGGATCTCCACTGATGACCACATTGTTTGGCATGTATACGATCTGAAGAGATCCTTGATGTAAACAACTGGCCGGCATAACGACTTCATACTCCATATCTGAACGCCACCACTCAAAAGGCAAGCCAAAATAGCCACCAGTAGTGGGAATGTACGGATCGGAGGAATAAGAGTAGAAAGGTGACACCCAAATTGTTGCCACAATATCTCCTCTGACTTGAGATTGTTCCCACAAAGCCGTCTTAATGACCACTGGTCTCTTCTCCAACACACTCAGAGCCATTTCGTCTTCACCACCTAAGTCTCCTGCCAACCGCGGATCGATGGACGTAGCACAAGCAACAGTCAAAGCTGATACATCACTTGTATCCCCTTCGTCCATTCGAGCCAAATTCGTGATTGCACGTGCTGAAACGCGCATCGGGGCAACTTCTTTGACTTCACGTGTGAATCCAAAGAAGCTAGCGATGGAAGCCAACGGATGCGAAAGTTCAGACACCATCGAGGCCACTCCGCCAATAATCGGAACACTGGTAAGTTGCTCTGCAACTTCTCCAGCCGAAGTCAGAAACGACGAAACTGGACCATGTCCTTTAATAGCATGAGCTTTCTTCTTTCCTTGATAGGCTGGAACCACCAGCTCTAAATCAGGACCCCAATTCGCGTAAAACGAAATCTTACCGATTGAGACACCGCCCGAAATAGCAGTGGTTATCGGAGACAGACACGTTACGTTCAAGGCCCACATGTTACCGTAGACACCTGGGTCAGGGCACGGCATGTAATCCTCTGGACAAACAAAAGGGAGTTCCATTCGAAAATCCTGTGGCGATGCGCAGTCAATCATGTACGAAAAATCGTTTTGCATACAATTTTGCCACTGCATAGCTCCGTTCACTTGGTTGGTCAACACTCTACCTTGTGGGAAGCCCGTTACAACATAGGCTCCATAGGTGTTTCCTGGTGTGGAAACTTGGGCTGTGATCTCCAAGGTTCCTCTCATAAGAGAAAAGTTCTTAAGCTTGTTCAACAACGCTGAGTTGGAGTTCAAGGCAGAAACGATGCTAGTATAAGATACTATCCCCCCGACTGCGTCTAAATAAGACAAAGTATGGGAAAACAGATAAGTCGGGCGTTCTAGGAACTGCGCCAGGTCCGTGGAGTGGACTGCTGGTGGCAACGCTCCCGCGTAGCCGACTTTCTCGGTTGGGTTGATTGATTGAATCACCGTAGTTGCGCTATCGAGCGTAACAGGTGCAGCTTCATCTACGGAAGCTTTAACTAAATTCAAAGAAGACATTTCTCCAGAAAAGGAGAGCCCGGTATTTTTCCCGGACTGATAGAACGTTTGTTCCTTTATGATCTCTTGGCTAGGATCATCACTAGTTTTGGGTTTCCCCAACAGATCGCTTCTGATGTGTTCCAGAGTTTCCTCTAGTGACCACGTTTGAAACTTTCCTTCACGGCAAAGCTGAATGTACTCTTCTAATGGCTTTATTGCAAAATAAGGATTCTGCAAAATACCTTCCATCTCAGCTACCTCGTTGGCTTTTCGAACAAAAGCCTCAAAAATACTCGAATCATCGATCGCATGATAAACCATCTCACGCGCAGCTTGTGTTAAAACAACTGCGGCATGGTCTCTGTCAGTCAATGAAGACCCTTTCTTCATTACTAACATTCTAGTAATTGACTTCATTTCTAAAGGAGCAACATATGCATTCAACGTCGTCGAATACTTAAATGATCTCTTCAGAAAACTAATCTGATCAAGCGTCTGGTACTGGAACGACTTGGCGGTTT